TAAACTTGTAGGTTTTTTTCTATTGGTTGTAAAGCATTTCGCTTAACCCAGAAGGATTTAAACACCCCCCCCCCCCCACACACAAGCAAAAGTGTAATTTTTACACATCCCCAAAGTCGTGATTCTAAAAGATTTAATAAAAAAAAAAATAATAAAAAAAAGAAAACAATAGCAAAGTACCAGCCTAAATTAACTCCTTTCTTTTCAACAACTTACAAGTGCAAAAATTGCACTGTCCGGGGTCGTGCTTCCAGTAAAAAAGTACTAATCACCCCTAAAAGTACCAAAATCCCCCTAAACCCTTGATTCTAAGCCACTTATTTAGTTGACACCATGCGGGTACTGTGGTAAGATCATACGGGGAGCCTACGCCCAGCCTCCGCCACTCATGGCAGGGTCAACAGAATAGCGTATTAAATCCCCTAAATTCTTAAATTCGGTCAAACAATATGCTACTAAAACCTAGAATACCAAAAAGGAAAGGACACCATAGAATCTATATAGTATCTTCGCCAAATCATATTGGGGCACCCGTCGAAGTATTTAAGACGGGCCGCAAAGATAGCGCGCTGAAGTTTATTAAATTAGCGGAACAAGGTGGATCAGGATACGTTATTCTCACCGAAAAGGTAGTATCATTCGAGGAATACGTTTTAATGTTCGATAAATTACCGCCTAGTTTCGCTGCGGGCACCATTAACAAGAAAGTAGACGTAAGGATAAGTGATTACAGGAAATAAAATGACCAAATCAATAAATCTCTGGAAAGTAGTCGAAACCAAGCTCACGGCACACGGGCCGGAAATCACCGATGTCGCAGAAACTATGTTTCGCTTTGAAGCTGACGGGATCGCAGCTAGAATGTACGAGCAACATGAAAACATGTTTCACGACGGCGAGCAGATGTTCTCATATGCCGTGAAACCACGATTCGGAACATCAAGAATCGTATCCTCACTATATCCCAGCCATCGCATGGGAGGAGTAGAATAATGACGCCCACAGAACAAGAAATTCCTCTCACCGACGCCGCGGTCGTATCAACATTCCGGCGTCCATCTGAAATATTCGAGGGTCTTAATAATGGCCCCGAACATGCCTGCACGTATTGTGCAACGCCCTGTGTTCATGAATTTCCCGTCTGCGATAATCACCGCCAATGCACACAATGTGCCAAGCTGTTATCCCCCGAAGATATCAATATCTGCGTGCGTAATGATTCCGAGCCAATGCACGCATCATGCGCCCTTGTTTATGCCCAGCGTGAAAACCTACTCGAAGATAAAACACAAGTTACCATCTCACGTAAACATTTCGAGCATCTTAATCGCATCCGCTTATTCATGGAAGTAAATCCTATTCTCACGGAACAGACAAATCGTGACGTTGCTATTCGTGAGATGCACAATATCGTATACAATCACAAGTTGAATCATGACGACATTTACTTGCTACTCGTTAAACTTGAGGCCGCGGCAGGGGCACTTCATACAATACTCGGCAAGAACAAGGAAACCATTCGAATCAAGGCGCGTGATAAACAACAGGTTCTCTCGTCCCGTGCTACTGAAGAAGCAAAAGCAGAGAAAAAAGCAATCAAAAGAGCCGAGAAATCACAACGTGAGACAGTTAAGCTTTCACGTGACACCAAACTCATGACTCCAGAAGAAAAAACACTCTTTAAGGTTATGGGAACCTACATGAAACTCGGGCTAGATGAAAATGAAGCCCGTGAAGAAGCAATGAAATTCCTATCTAAGAAACGCAGCTAATTAACAATCCAAGAAAGAGAGCGACAGCTTAAAAATCATGTCTCAAGATAAATTACTAATCCCAGTCAAATACAAAGAACAGTATCCCGGTAAATGGATGGTTTGTGATGTTTACGGTAATCCACTGTTCGGACCATTTCCTACAAAACAGGACGCGATGGAAATGGTACGGGCCACGCCTTTATCGTTTCACAATAAACATGCGGAGGACGTAAACTAAATGTCCCAACGACCATATATCAAGAAACCTCTTGTTCTCGACTCAGTTGATAATTCGATGCACGCACGCGATTATCAAGCCATAGGCGTCGATTTTCTATACAATGGCCATCCCATGAATCCCATCGGATTTAATGCTTTCCTCGGGGATCAAATGCGGCTCGGTAAGACAAATCAATTCCTACTAGCAGCAGCCTCAGCTAAAAAGAACGGTGATGATCGTTTCCCCATGCTTATCGTTCTCAAGCCCGCTAACATCTTTCAATGGGCACGGGAAATCAAAAAATGGTATTCCAAGTCCAATCTTAGTTGCTTCATCATTCAATCCCAAGACGGATTCATCCCCGATGGAATTGATATGTACATCATTTCAATGGATCTCATCGGTCGTAAAGGGCGTTGCAAATCATGCGGGCACGTAGCTGAACGGCACGAAGATTGTTCTGGACGATGCGGTATGAAAGTTGGCAAAGCCAAAGATCCTTGTGATTGTAGAATCTTTGAACCTAATGGCGACAGCATGGTTGAAAAACTCTTAGAACTACAACTCAAGGTTGTCTGCGTTGACGAGGCCCACAGTTTTAAAAATACTGACACAGCAAGAACTCGCGGCCTGCTACAATTCCTCAATAACATCTCGCAGCATGAAACGGAACAAGAGTACACTTTCACCTGCCCGTGGACTCATGAATCTGAGGTACTTTATGAAAAATACGGACTCTCTGATGCGGCCACCGGGGATGATGTTCTCAGAGCTATGAAACTCGCAGCTCTTAAAGCTCACCCGGATCATGGTGGCACGACTGATACATTCATGCAATACCAGAAAGATCAAAAAGTTATCACTGATCTAGTCTTATCTGGCAATGCTAAGAGCACTAAAATCACATGGACTGAGAAAGTTATCGTCCAAGTAGATGACCGCAACACAATTAAGACTATTCGTAAAGCATCGAAATGCCCAGTTTGTGAAGCATACGTTTCTATGACTTCCCAAGCCCCAGTGCTCGAACGGTCACAATGTGGAATCGTAATGATGTCCGGCACGGCAATCGTTAACAACGCCGAAGAATACTACGTCCCACTTCATATTCTAGCCCCGGACAAGGTTCCAAGTCTCCACAGATTCCGCAAGGATTGGTTAATCCAAGATCATAACACTGGCAAATTCTCAAGAATCCACCCACATCGACTCGAAACATTTCGTAACTTCGTTGAACCCTACGTTTTACGGCGCGAATATAAGGATGTCTACTCTGAACTACCGATCCTAAATCGTAATTTCACGCTAGTTGCTATTGAGGACGATACATTAAAGAAGCTCTACAACCAAACGCTCGATAAGATAGAAGAAGACATGATAAAGTCTAATTTTACCCGTGGTACCAGCATCGGTGAAATTGCTATCCTCCGTCAAATCTGCGGCCTCGCAAAGACTAAATTTGCAGCACAGATGATCGAAGAATCTATTGATTCAGCCCCGGATTACACCAAGTACGCCATAGGGATTCATCATCATGTAGTTAAGGATTCTCTTGAATTAGCATTCGGCTCTCCGATTCAAACACTCACGGGCCTCGATTCTAAAAAAGAGAAAGATCGCATAATGCGGGATTTCATGACTTCGCCGGAACGTGTATGTGCAATCAACATGTTGGCGGGCGGCGTAGGTATGGATTTCTGGTATGTAGAAAACGTCCTAATCCTTGAACGTCAGTGGTCATCAGCCTACGAAGATCAGTTCGAGAAACGATTCTACAATCCTGACATTCCAATGATGCGGGAACGTATGAAATCATGGCTCGGTGATCGCTGGCCGGACAATGAAAACAAAATCACCAATGTCGAGTATCTTGTGGCCCGCGGAACAATAGATGAATTCTTCTATGATCTTGTAGAAACCAAGCGTGACATCATTCATCAAACGATCGACAATGATTGGCACGTAGAATCTGATCCGGCAACGTGGCGGGAATTTATGATGAAGGTAGTTTCAAGTCGATTGTAACTCAGGGAGGAAGAATGCCCAAGAATAAGAAGCTACTATCAAAGAGAAGCGCATTAAAAAGACTGCAAAAGCTGAAAAAGAGAAAACAACAAATGACAAACTTAAATAAAATACCGGGCTACGTATTCTGGACTTGCAAAGAATGTGGAGAAGCCTCAAATATCAATACCAAAGCAACTAGATGTCCGGGCTGTAATTCATTGATCGTGACTACACTAGAAAATCGACTCAATCACAATCAACTAGTACTCACGCCGGAGGTATTCGACCCCGGCATCGACATAAGAGAACCAATCATTTATGACGAAGCCTCAAAGCTCAATCTTGACGTCATTGATCTCTGGCACGTAGATCGTACTGATTGGCCAGAAGGACCGTGGGACAATGAACCTGACCGCGCCGAATTTATTGCTTACGGATTCCCATGTATTGCAGTCCGTAATAAAATCGGAGCATGGTGCGGCTACGTCGGTATCATGCCGAATCACCCATTACGGGACAAATCATACAATAACATCTACGAAATGGAACTCGACATCGTAGTTCACGGAGGATTAACATTCTCAGACTACGGTGAGTTTCCAATGTCTCACAGCGCGCTCGAAAACTATAAAGTCTGGACATATGGATTTGACTGCGCTCATGCTGGCGACCTAGTTCCCGGTATGCTTGCCATGAGTATCAAATACAACATGCCAACAGGATTCTTTTATCATGAATCTTACCGTACCTTTGAATACTGCAAGAATGAAATTCGACACCTTGCAAGGCAGCTCCGAGATTTAATGACACGGCCAGCCGTCAAGTATACGAAACTCTTAGAATCCCCATCTTCTGAAGGAGCCGACTAATATGTTATTCCCATCGCTCTATCTTTCCATCACACTCATCATTATCGGTGTAGCATACATCATTAAGAAAGCGTGGTTCTAAAATGAACGGCGACGGAGTAATCATGTTCTTGGGGGCCATAGTTTTTCTATGGCTCCTGAGTAAGAAATTCGTATGGCAAGTGCTATTCATAACCGCGGCAGTATGGGGATTCATGACTATATTTGGCGTGGGGAATCATTAATGCGAAAATTCATTAATCACGGCCCAGCCTTAATTCCCAGCTATCGCGTCCGACTGCCGCTACGGGCCGGGAATCACCAATCAACCTTTCATTATAGGGGCAACTTCGTAACATTTCTCGCGCGCCTATGGAGGCACATAATTCATGCACTTTGACATTAGAATAGTGGCATCACCAGAAGATCGAGATATGACAGAAGCACGGCTTAGAGAAATATTTGAAATTACTCTTAAATGGGTCAATAGCAGATACTACCTCGATTCCCGCATTCAAAAATGTAAAATTCAGAAACCCAAAATCAGACCAAGAAAGAAAGAGAGAAAAGAATATTAAAATGAAAACACCAGAAAATATCAACATTGAAGATCTCGCAGTTGAACTCATGAAAACCATGACCAAAGGTTCACTCATGGGTCCACATATGCGAGAATCAGAAAAAGAAGATCTCAGCGCATATCGTGAATGGCTTGATTCTATACCAGATGATTCACCAGATTCAGCAATCCACACACAGCATCTCACGGCCTTCAATTTAATGATTAACGTCGCAGAACGAATTGCGCTGCGTGCAGAAATAGCTAAATCATTGTATCTCGAATCACTCAAATCAGAGAATCAGGAACTCTAGAAAGAACAAAAATGACACACGTAATATACAAATACCCACTCGAAACAAAGCGAATCCAGACTATCGAAGTTCCACAAGGGGGCGAGATTTTAATGTTTCGTGAACAACACAATCGCCCAACAATGTGGATTCGACACGATAAAGGAGTACCGACCAAGAAACAACAATTCATGCTTGTGCCTACGGGCGACGAATTTATACCCGACAACGCAAATGGATCGACACTTAATTATGTTGGCTCATGTCTGTTAGATGGTGGAGCTATCGTGTTTCACCTTTTCTTAGTCCAGCAGCCCATTCAAGATGTATTTCGGGATATGTTAATCGACAAACTTCAACAGCTCAGGGAAGCAAGACTCAAAGGCACAGAAGATAAGGAGGGTCTTTAAAATGGCTGACCCCAACACTCAAACTAAGCAACTCAGGATGCGCCTCGAAGAAGTATTAAAACGCCTTGAAACAAACTCCGGTGGAATCTATATCCGCTGGCAAGACCCGGACACAGGAAAGTATGTTAACACAAGCCTTGATGAAATGGAAACAGGGGCCGCAATTCAACAAGTTTGTCGATTCATTAGGCAAGCGGTGGAGGACTAAATGGACAAACTACGTTTAGAGTTAGATGCTAGCCAAATCAAAACATTCCTCAAATGTCCTATGCAATGGTACTACGAATACAACCAACGCATAACTAACAAATCCGAAGACTCCAAACGCCCAATGAATATGGGAACCTATGGGCACACACGCCTACAGAAGTTCTACGAACTACGGGCCGAGAATTATGATTTCAAGACGGCTAATCACATGGCCGTGAACATGGCTGAGACAAATGAAGAAGTGCTCATGCTTCCTAATGACGCCGATCGCTTAACTGTGCTCACCGGAGTAATGGGACACAATGCTAAATACAAATCCAATGACATCATCCCACTTAACAAAGATGCTGTCGAAGTTGGATTTTCAATACCATTGTTCGAGTCAGCTACCCGCCAGTATATCATATGTGGCAGAACTGATGTAATCGGAACACTACAAGGTCTCACAGTTATCATGGATCACAAATTCCAACTTCGTGAATCCTATATCTTCAATCGTGAGATTCAATTCAAAACTTACATTTACGCCATGAATCGTGAACTCGGGCCACTACTCGGGCCGATAACTACGTTCGTGGTCAACTATGTACGGCTCACAAAAGGATATACAGAGACAACCTATAAACGTGACCTCATATCATTCAACTACGATGAGATTGAACTGTGGGGAGAAAGATTAGTTAGAATATTCGACAAGGTTGCTGACTTCCTCCAATATGAGAAGTGGAACAATGATGATTCCCACAATTGGGCAATGTGCGGCGACCAGAAATACGGCTCGGGAATCTGTGAATTTGCCCAAATATGCAACGCACCAAGTAAGGCAGCCTCACAAGAGAAATTACAACTTTATCGTATCAAGCCCGCATGGACACCGTGGAAGAAAGAAGAAAAGGAAGGAAAGGAGATTCCAATTGAAACTACAAGCGCATGAAAGATGCCCAAACTGCGGGGCAACAAACACATGGGACAAAGCAGTATTTCATTTTTGTCATGACCTACCCGCATGGGTTCCATATATAGAGGAGACTAATAACGATGCCAGCAAAAATTAATCCTAGTAAACTCATAGATCCACAAAAGATCGCAGTTCGCACAGTCATGAAACACATTCACTCGTTCATTCGTCACGGTAAGACGAAGACGGGCGTGATTCAATGGAAGTGCTCTGATCCTGATTGCATGTATTTAATCTCTCAGGAACTCATTGTGGGTAAACGGACACTCTGCCCCAATTGTATGGAATACACGTTCGTATTAACCAACGAAGACTTACGACGTGCCAAACCAAGATGCCCGCAGAAATGCTCCGAAACTCTGGAACATGAAATCCAGCGGATGCACACACCCAAAACTAAGAACATCCTCGACTCACTCTTTCCGGGCGCGGATTTAACAAACCCCATAGGAGATGACTAAATGGACGACAACACAGCAGCAGCAATAGGAGGAATGTTAAATGACATTGCACACCTCACCTTGGATGCTTCTAAAATCCAATCCAGCGATCCTAATGCGAAAGACAGGGTGGTTGATGATGTATTATTTGGTATGCATTGGTGTCTCGGGCTTCTTTATACGGCTCATAACCGCATATCTTTCTTGGAGGCGGGGCCAATCAAAGTCATCGAATGGGCCAAATCAATAGTCCGAAAGAAGAAGCTCAAGAAAGTCTCGGGCCTCAAATTAGTAGAAATGCCAATTCCAAAAGGAGAGGAGTCAAACTAATGGCTGAAATTCTCGTTGACATCGAAGTAACAGAACATGACATTCGACATGGTCGGGCTCAACATTGTTCTGAATGTCCAGTAGCTCTGGCAATAACACGCAAAGTGAAATCAGCTTTACCAGTAATAGTTAATTACAGGCAGGCATCATTAACAGATCCCAAGACATCTACACATTTCATATTTCCACTTCCAATTGAAGTAACTAATTGGATTAAAGAATATGATTATTGTGGTGATGTTGGACCATTCTCGTTTTCACTCTTTCTACCGGAGGAATTTGTTAATGGCTAACGAACCTTGGAAGATGCCCATGATTGAATACGTGGTCTTGGAGAAATTCAAAATCCACGCAAAGCAAGAACTCGGGCCCGATTATATTAATGGGCTGCTAAGTAACACGGAAATCATTCAACAATTCGACTACATATCAATGAACCGTGTTCTCTATTGGCAGAATGCGTTCCTCAAAGGAGAAATAGTACAAAGCTACAGAACAGAAGAATTCACGCATGTTATTTACGCCCCAGCAACATGGTGGCAACATCTCAAACAAACAATAAACAAGAAACTCAAGACCCGCTTCTTTGTACGAATGTCAGCTAACTCAGAAACATTCAAACACCAATTCCCCGTCGAGTGTACACTCATATGTCCGCATCACGGGCCGCTAGATAAGAATCAGGAGCATTTTAGATTCTTGCTCCCATCACGAATATTTCCAACTCAGGAGACGGAAAAATAACAAATGCCAGCACTCTCAGACGTTAAACAAAATGAAACTAAGTTTATGGGCCTTTTCATGGGGCCTACTAAATCAGGAAAGAAGACGGCTATTGCTAGCTTCCCAAAACCAATTTACATATTTGACCTTGATGGTCGGGTTGATGGTATTGCAGGTAGCAAGCATGTTAGCACTAAGGATATATTCTTTGACTACTATCCTCCCGACGAAGCTAAAACCACAGTTGAGAAAATCACAAATCAACTAAAGATGTTCATTCAACAGGCAGCAAAAGGACAGCTCGAATACAAGACTATTGCATTCTGTTCTTTCACGGGCCTCACTCGTAATTTCATCTTCGATGGTGTTCGGATCACACATGAAATGGACAAGAACAATAAAGTCCTGCGCGGTAACTATGCCGAAAAACTAGCACTGGCCGGGCCGGAAGACTATAAGTACGAGGCAACAGCAACTTCGCAAGTTATGGCTTTCCTTCGCGCCCTCCCATGTCACGTAATCATATCTGCACACGTCGTACCAATCTGGAAGAAACCTAAAAAACCAAACGGGGACGTTGACCAGTTCGCGGAATCTATTAAAGATGGGGAACGTGTACATCTTCGAGATAAGATTGCCAGTGACATCTTGATCTACTTCAATCACACGTTCAGCTTCAAGAAAGTCATGCTCGGGCAAGACAAGATTCGTTATAAGGTCCGCTTCAGGGGGGAGAATGAAGGAACAACATTTCCCGAACTTCCAGAAGGAGAAGTGGATATCACAGACACCATGCTCTTTCCACAAATCATGGAACAAATTGAAAAAGTTAATAAAGCTAACTTGGCAAAAGGAGTCAAATAACATGCTTAACGCCACCAAGAAAACCAAGCCTAAAGTAATCAAACCGGGACCCCAAGACACGCGCCCGATTTTAGTAAAGTGCGGCCGGGCATTCGTGGACCCAAACGATGTTTCCGCGATCATACAAGTCCGCAACGACTTATGGATCGTCAAGCTAAAATCAGAACCTAATCCAACATATCCGATTTGGTTACACGAGCACGGCTTTGAACGATTCGCGCCATATTTTAACCTTGTGGGATTAGCACCACCAGATGAGGAATTAGAACATGACGATATGGGTCCGCCTGAAGTCCCGTCAATTCGGTACCGATAGGAAAATAAGAATGCGTCAAAAAATAGAAGATGCACTCAAGCTCATTGCCACAATCAGTCATATTAAAGATTGTCCAGCAATAAAATCACATGGCGTTGGTTGTAGCTGTGGTTACACTGAAGCTATGACATATCTCTTAAATTGTCGCTCCATAGATGTTATTGAAGCGAACGAAAACAAGTTTCTCTAAGAATGGGCCTCGTTCTTAGGAAGTAGTAAAATCAATGAGGCAGAAAGAAGAATAAATCCAAGTGATTATTCAAACAACACTCGCAGACAAGCTGGCGGCAATTACAGCGCCAGCAGGCTCATATCCAGTAGTAATTACCAAAGTGACGTCGAAGAAATCTCAGTCTGAGAAATCTCATAATCACCGCATGGTGTTCTCGGTGGGCGATGGAAAGTATGCTGGTAAGGAATTTGAAGTCGTGTTTAATGATGCAATGAAGAACGCATCGTTGCTCGGCTCTCAGATGATGTTCCCCAGCTTTGAAATCGTCCGTCTTCGTGCGGCCATCGACAATGTTAAACTCGACGAAATACCAGAGGGGGATTATGATCTTGACCTCCTTATTGGTAAATCGTTGACGCTCGTTGTTGATATCGAGCAGGTGGGCGGGCTTTACATTAATAAAGTGACCAACTTCCTGCCGCTCGGTAAAGCTGAAGGTGGCTGGGCGAAGTAGTCAGTAGTTAAACTCATGGCGCGAATAAAATATCGGATATGAAAGAAAACGAGAACAACATCACCCAGCAAATAGATTCAATTCTATCCCTTACTGGTAAATCTGTTGTTAATTGGGATATGACCCACCGACGCCATTTTCTTATTTTCTAGAACTCAGGAAAAGGAGTATTAGTATGTCACAAGAAGCAGAAAATCAGATAAACCAAGAGGAGGCCAAAAAGATGGCTGAAGAAGAGAAGAAAGAACTAGAAGCAATCGAGAATGTCACACCAGAAGATTCCGAAGAACTAGACCCGGAATTTCTTGATCTCGACGAGGACGATGATGATTTAAATGACGAGTATGATGAGGACGAAGACGAAGAGAGCGACAAGCCCATAATCCCGTAACATCATTGGGTTTCCTCTGACCAGTCGGCTGCCCAATTATTCTAGTTCAAAAAGTGGATGGAAATAAGAACTAGAGAGAAAGAGAATATGTCATTCACCCGAAGACCTAAACATTACACATACGACAAAAAACGATGTGACTGGGTAGTACAGTTCTGGGACAAAGAAACAAAGAAACTCAAGAGAATTGCACGGTGTAGTACAGAAGCAAAAGCAAAATCAGTAGTTCAACAGTATTTATTTCAACAGCAGGAAAATCTAACTCAGGAATTGAGAGATTCATTAAAATGAAAACCCTTGAAGAAGCAATAATCGAAGTCTTTCACCAGCCATCACTCGGGCATGGCGAAGATTGTTATTGTGAAGCACTCCAACTATGTCTAGCCGAGCATAATGACATTGTTAAGATAATCAAAAATGACCCCATTATGATAGAAGCTATCGTCATGTCCCACCTCATGCCAGTAAGTCTAATCTTGCCTGCACTTTCAATAACAATGATCGAAGTGGGAATACGAATTGGGCTTAAAATGTCCACGCCAGATTTGGAGAGTATTCTCTAATGGCAATCATGGGTCATGGATCAGCCAGCCCAACCGCAATCATCATTGGCGATATTCCATTAAAAGAGGATCTTGCTACGGGCTACGCATTAAGCGGACTCACACGCAATACTCTTATCGACATGATGACGCACAACGGGCTTCATATTGATAACTTCTATCTGACAAGCCTATTCAAAGAACAAGCAATCAACTCAGGTCATGATTACCATAAAGACAAAGCCAATCTCCAGCTAGTTGCCGAGTGGACAACAAAGCTAATCGAGAATGAGATTCGCCAACTAGACGTGCCACTTTTAATACCTATGGGTGAGCTGAGTTTCCAAGCACTCACAAATCTCAAAGGTATTAGAAAGTTCCGCGGCTCAGTTCTGCCAAGTAACATTTCCCGAGACACCCGCCCCGACAAGCCGATCGAACTTAATGTTTCTCCAGTTTACAAAGTTCTCCCCATTCTTGGTCCCTACCCGTACATCAATCAAGATCAATCTCTTAAAAATCTCTCTGTTCTAGATTTCGGCAAAGTAGCTAAGAACAGCGGAGGCGGGCCGATACCTGATAATCTGTACAAAATATGGGTAGCACGCACAGCAGATTCACTCCGCAACTATTTCAATCGCCATTTCGAGACTGCACAGTTCGTAGTATTCGACATCGAAACATGGGCACAGATTCCCACATGTATTAGCTTTTGCTTCGATGGCTTTGAATCAGTAACCGTACCAATCCTAGATCATTCAATCCCACGCGATCAACGGGCCTTGATGCTTAGTTATGTAGCAAAGATGCTTGCATCACTTTTACCAAAGGTCAATCAGAATATCAAGTACGACACTAAGATTCTAGATCGTTTCAAATTCCTCATTAACAACATTTCTGGCGATACCATGTTAGCGGCCGGGTGTATCTATCCAGAATACCCTAAAAACCTCGGCTTCTTAACTAGTATTTACACAGATTTGCCGTATTTCAAAGATGAAGGAAAGGAGTTCAACCCTAATCTCCACAATCGAGAACGGCTCTATCTTTATTGTGCTAAGGATTCTCTTGCTACCCATCAGATATACACAAAGCAACAAGAAGAACTTAACGAAGGTGGTGTCAAACACATCTACGATAAGCTCATTCAACTCATGCCCATATACAAAACGATGGAGTGTAATGGCATTAGGATTGACGAACAACAGAGCCTCAAGGTCTGGGCTAAGTACACTACTCTTTACAACATCTACAAAGAAAAGCTGAAGCAATTAGTAAATAAGCCACTTCTAAATCCCCTCAGTTCTACACAAATGAAGAATCTTGTGTTTGAAGAATTAGGCTATAATCGCCATCAACGGGGCGTAATGGGTGCAGATGAGGAATCCCTTGATTTAATGATCCTTCATGGGGTGCCCAAGAACTGCGGGCGTGAAATTGGTATCGACGTACTCCAAACAATCAAGGCGTGTCGTAAACACCACAAGGTATTAGAAATCGTCAATCTAGAACTCTTCCCAGATAAGAGATTCCGCGGGGAGTTCAATCTCACAGGTACTAAAAATGGCCGCACTTCAGGGGGCGAGACTTCAGATCAATTACTCATAATCAACAAAAAAGGAAAATATGAACTCAAATCATTGGGACATTCTCTCCAGACTATTGGCAAGCACGGTTATGTCGTTGACGGTATCACTTATGGTCAGGACATTCGGCTCATGTTTGTACCAAGTTATGGATACGTATTCGTCGAAATCGACTTGGCCTCCGCTGAGGCGCGGGTTGATACTGTGCTCGCTAATAATTTCGATATACTTAGGTATTTTGACAATGGTATTGGTATACACAAACTTACAGGCTCTTGGGTCTTTGACTGTCCTCCTGAAGAAATAAAGAAAAGAGTACTCGTAGATGGTGTTGAACGATACCATTTAGCAAAGACTGTCCGCCATGCCGCCGAGAGAAATATGGGTCCAGAAAGACTCTATGCAATGACCGGATATGACATTAACTTCTGCAAGAAAGTGCTCGCTAAGATTCATGGATTCCAACCAGAAATTGTGGGAGTTTTCCATCGTGACGTAATAACAGAAATTAAAACTAACAGGATGCTCATAGCACCAAACGGGCGCAGGAGAGATTTCTTTGGAAGAACACAAGATAAAAATATACAGAACGAAGCGATATCTTATTTACCTCAAAGCATTGTCGGGGACCAAACCAAATTTTGCCTTCCAGAAGTACTTAACGCTGCTCGGTATGCACGGCTCTTGGCGGAAGCACACGACGGTATCATGGTTGAGGTACCAAGGGGACAGGAATATGATTACATCCATAAACATAAAAAAGCTGTCGAAACTCCCATCGACTTTAGAAATGGATCATTGAAACGAGATATAGTTCTCACCATTCCGGCCGAAGCATCAATAGGTGAGAATTGGTATGATATGCAGGAAGTTAAGGTATAGAAAGGTACAAAGATGGCACAGAAAACATACATACAAGGCAAAGGACACTTCTACATTTGTGGGAGTTGTCAAGAGATGTTTCAAGATTACTCAGATTACATAGTTCACAAGGAGACGTGCGGGCGGGAAATGGAGAGAGCTGCACAACAAAAAGCAACATTTGATATGCATGACAGAATCTTACGAGGAGATGTCAGAGCAGGACTCACTAACGAACCCATGCTCAAATTCCCAGGCAACGTAACACGGACCAAGAAACCACAATACTCGCTAATCCCTAAAGCAGCCCTCAATGCAATGGCTGAACGGTTTGAACTTGGCCAAATCAAGCATGGGCCTTCAGCTTGGAATGCAGGCGCCATGAATTATGAATCCGCGCTAACTAAGGCTTGGGTGATTGCAGGACTGGAGCACCTAATAGCACATGCGATGGATGCCATAAAGATTCTTCAAACAGGAATCATTCGAGAACCAGAAGAAGGGCTTTGGGAGAATGCGGGGGCAATCATGTTTGGCGGCGCGGTACTCGCTGCATATGAAGAACAACGCCGTCAACAATGGGAGCGTCAAGCAAATCAACCAGAATCAAATGATTAATCTCAGGAACTTCATGTGTCCAATACCTTCATCGAAACCTTGCTTGAATATTCCAAACCTTATGAATCACCAACATCATTCTGGAAGTGGAGTGGATACGTCTCAATTGCCGCTGCACTCAGAGATTCATGTTGGCTTCAACAAGGAGATTCTAAACTCTTTCCGAATATCTACGTCTTATTCTTGGCAGACTCCGGCCAACGTAAAGGACGACCTGTTGATTTCGCAACTAAACTTATCAGTGACCTTAAAAATATCAAAGTCATTTCTGGACGATCTTCAATCCAAGCAATTCTTGTTGATCTCTCCAGAGTAGAAACTGATCCGACTACACAAAAGCTAATGAAAGGCGGGGCCGCAATATTCTTTGCACCGGAATTAACAGCCGCGCTAGTTAATGATCCAGCAGCCGTGGGAATTATCACGGACATTTATGAATACAAGGAGAAATATGATAAGGGACTCGTAGGCGGGAAGATAGTATTAGAACACATTGTCTTTAATTTCTTTGCAGCTAGTAATGAAGCTCTGCTTAAAGAAGTCTACGACAATCGTGCAACGCAAGGTGGATTACTGGCCCGCACATTTGTAATTACACCAAACGAAACTCGGCCTGCAAATAGTCTATTCTCATTACCAGATACTAAAGAAGCATACGCAGCCTTACTTGGTAAACTCAAGATGATATCAAATCTCAAGGGCGTGTTCACGATAACACAAGCTGCCCGAGATATGTATGATTCTTGGTACATTCCATTTAAGAACTCACTGGTAAAGAAGAAAGATACTATTGGCGTGCTCGGACGTATTCACACAGGGATTTTAAAACTATCCCTCATTCTAGCGGCCAACGATTTAACACTTGAGGTAAGTGCTAATCACATAGAAGAAGCAATTGCAGAAACATTAAAATTGCTGCCCAACTATGTCATGTTCACAACAGCAGGTGGGACTAGTGATATTGCGGAATGTGGAAGGAGAGTGCTCGACGCTTTAATAACTGAGGAAGCCATTAAAGCAGGGTACAAGGTAAGTAGAAAGAAACTATTAAGAGATCACTGGCTACATTTCACGGGCGAGACTCTCGATAGTTTCATCTCAGTGGCAGAAGGGGGAGATATGATAAAAACGGCCGTCAACGGCACAGATACTTATTATTATCTCACCGAAGTTGGACGTAACAAGATGATAATTGGGGAATAAGAAGTAGCAGAGCTACGGGCCGCGGAATATTAAACTCTACGGCCCCTAGTTTTACTTGTGTTGATCTTTCAGGTACTTATCCATTGGGACAAATTCCTTACCATCGAAAGTCCCAGGTATCTGCGAGCCATCCTCATGAACTAAGTAAATCGTAAATCCTTGAAGTGCCCCCACGAACAATTTATTAAATGCATCCTGCGAGATACCAAGCGGCATCCCCTGTGACAAGTTGTATAAGCTTTTGGCTAATTGTTCATTAGTGAACGCTTTAGATAGTGCAATCCCACCAAGTCCCACCCCAATAGCACCGGCTCCAACTCCATAAGACCCAGCAAAATGATAACCAGCCCCACCTGCTGCTAACAGTGTTCCACTAATCACGGGAATGCTATTGCGAGCCATCCATAATGCAGGAATGATAGACTGAGAGTACGGCTTCTGTTGTGTGAAGGCCGCCCCATTAAGAAAGTCCATCATCTTTGTTTTGGCTGCTTTATTAGGGAACAGCACCGCACCAATCCCCGAAGTTTCTAATTGTTGAAACGGGATCGCCAACTTCTCAGGATCTAGCTTGAAGACGTTTCTATTACCCGGATCAGGTATCTTTGCGGCCTCCATGATTTGCTTAATCACGTAACCTTGCAAATCCCCAAGCATATCCTTAGACTTAATCTTAGTGCCTGTAGGAGTAGTGAATTGGTTAACCTTGATTACACGCTCCAGTAGCTTCTTGTCTTTAAGGATTGTCTCTACCTGTGGAGTTGGAGTATTCTTATTCTCAACCAATTGCCAAAGAGCATTGTTCTCAGCCTCTGTGCCAAAAGTAGAATACTTCAAATCTAATGTTCCAACAGCCTTACGAAATGAATCGCTAGCTGATTGTGAGCCGTTCTTGAAATTTAAGGGATTTGCAATACTTCTGTCAGCGTCATCCCTGAAAGTAGCATACAATTGTTGAAACAACTTTTGGGATTTCGTTGCTGTGGACTTAGTTACTAAATCTCCATAACCACCGTCACCAAGCCCTTTTAGAACTCCCCACACTTCTTCAGAGTTGAACGGCTGTGTTGAGATCACTTGACCAAAAGTAGGACTACCAACAACCTCATCCACTTGTGCCGTAGTAATACGCATGATTTGATTGGCTAATGCTATTCGAGTCAATTCATCAGCCGGCGCAACCATATCAGGGTACAGTTTTTGCTGCGCCATCAAATACTCATTTGCAGCGGCTGCAGAATTATCAGCGTGGATCGGACCATAAACTGTTCGAGGATAGAGTGTCTTGACTCCTTGACTAGTTGTAGCTGTTAATGTTGACTTGGGATCAACTTTAGCCAACTGTGGCGGCTCAAATCCATAAGATGGGGCCGGGTTCAATTGAGCATGAGCTATCCAAGTTTCAGCTTCCTTGTCAGCCGTAGCATTAACTTGAGCCAACCCAGAATCTAGGCGCCGCTGTAAACTCAACGCCAGATCAGCTGTCGTCGGATTCTTAATTCCACTAGCTTTCTCTGCCCAGCCGATACCCTTTTGGTAGGTTCTACGAGCAGCCTCATCTTGCATGTTGGCTTTTCTTGTAGTGGCCCACAGGTCTTCAATTACTCTAGATATAGGTCGATCTCCGAAGGTCTTCTGCTTATACATACTGTACGTCGCACCAAGATCATCGAGAACCTTATTTCCCGTACTAGGATTCTTCCAATTTTTAATAACTGCGGGCACGGCAAATGCAGTCTCAGCAGCATCTAGCATGAACTTACCGATACCTAGTTTATCAAATGCCTTGTCCCCTACTTTGTTCAAACCAAGCATCTGAAGAGTATTGAAGACACGGGCCTTGAAACTATGTGGCTCGAATCCTGCTAATTCCGCTGCAACAGAAGTTGGCTCATCATGTAGTTGAGACTGAATTGCATTGTCCATGATAAACGATAACATGGTCCTAGCTGTCATTCCCTGCCAAGTAGATCCACCCAACTTTGATGCCATGATTGCACCATCAATTATTGGCCGGGCAAAATCCATAGCATAGTCAACTTTACTAGGTGGCTCGGGCCGCATGGACTCAGGCAACGGATAAGGAGAATTTGCACGAAATTCAAAATACTCCGCTGGAGAATATCGGCCAATCACAGGATCTAACTGAGCAGCAACTTTCTGCTGCATTAGGATCGGCTCAGCATTAAATTCTGGACTCTTGAAAAGTAGCTGAAATGTATCCCCAGACGGAGGAGGTTTTGATGTATCTCCACGCTGTGTTATTGTTGTCCACGTCTTAGGATCAGTTAAGTTCAATTTGTACTTCTCTGAAATATCCTCCCACGTAGCTTCACGTTGTTCTTGCTGGAGTTTGTTCTGAATATAAGATTCAGGCATCTCCCCACGACGTAGCGTATCAATAGTCTTGCGGAAATCACCATAGTCAGGGATTTGGTAAGGGGCAATCGGCTGCGTTTTTACTAATTTGGCTTCCTCAGGATTCGCAGGAATAGGAGTTTCGGGCGCTGGTGCTGCCTCCGCTTCTGTCATCCCAGCAATATTCTGAACTTCGGCGTCGCTTAATTTAGGGGCCGTACCACCCTCACTTGGCTTATTGTAGCCCTCGTAAACAATGGGCATCACAGGACTACGCGGCGGAGTTTTATAGTCTACGGCCGGGTTGGAGTCACGGTAGTTCTTTTCAAAACCACCAATATTACCAATCCCGAATTTCCCAACATCCCCAAGTGCCTTTACGAAGTCAACATTGTAATTACCAGTCCCGTTATTAGGACTATTAGCCTGCGTTGGTTTCTGTGATTGATAAAGTTGAAGTGCTAATTCTTCTTCAGGAGTAAGTTTCATTCCTTGAGGCATTAGGGTCTCCTTAAATTACGAGGAATCTTTACTTCAGGCTTAAATGGTATCGGTGCAGTTTGTTGATTTCCGGTCGGGGGTGTAGTACCCGGCGGCGGAGTCAATAGTGGTGGAGGTTGTAGATTTCTAATTCCCGGTGTTGGAGGTTCAATAATACTTGGAGCCGGAATAGCAGGCCCCGTTGGTGTAGTTCCCGCGCCCGTATTACCAAATTTCTGTTTTGCGTAGGCCCCAGGATCATACTTGTCAACATCTTCCCGCGTAAACAAATATTGCTCAGGTATGCCTTGGCCTCGCATAATATCTCGACGTTGCCAATCGGGCATCCCCGGAGTAAGGCCCTCAAGATATTGTTTTGCAGATGCCTTGAGATTGTCCAACCTAAATTTAATGACAGTCTTAGGATCGCCACTACCACCAAACAAGCCCAAACTAGGCGTGTACTGATTAACAGCCGCATCAGCTTCAGAACCGGAAACTTGACGACCTTGCCCAGCTAATACGGCCGCAAGACTAACCTTTGCTCCGTTTACAGCTTCAGCCAAAGCCTTAGTTTCCGCAGAATTCCGTAGCATGTTGTTGACTACGGCCGCGGGTTTATTACTTGACTCAAGTGTTCTTTCGTACAATGCTTCATAATTCTTGAGTACAGGGATGAAACTACCATAAGTCCGCAGTCCTTCAACTTGCTTGGTCTTAGGAATTACGCCGCCCATATCGTCAACTATTTTCTCTACAAACTTGCGCTCATCTTGTTTCAGCCCAAGTGCAGCAAGCTCCTCCAAGGTGTGCGTCCCATTTAAGAGTTTCTTGGCAATTGGAATTGGGTCAAACTCTGTGCCACCTTGTTTATTAAATTGTGCAATAGACCAACGATTCGCTGCTTCAATCTTGGCCCGCTCCAGTGCAGCCGCATTATCAAGTTCGTGGATTCGTTTAAGATACATGAAGTCAACACTACCCTTGGCAATACTACGATTGTACGCCTGTGTTGCGTCGTCAACTTCATAATCGTGGGCCGTCTTCGCAGTCTGAGCATCAAGTCCAGCTTTGTAATCCAAGCCAGGTTTTTGATTCATCAAACTTAATGTTCCTTGCTGTGTGGCATAGTCCTGCGGTGTCAGCATCACCGATTCTTGTCCACTCGGAGTTGTTACACTTCGACGATCCTGAGGACGCAGCTGTTGTCCCGGGCCGGAGTATTGTGGAAAGTTAGGTGCTGATGATCCAATAGCCGTATTACTTGGCGCCGTTTGTTGTTGCTCGACGGGGGGTGCATTGACAATTCGTTGCTGGGCTTGAACCTTATATCCACTGGGCGCAGGATCACCCTTTTGAATACCGGCAAGAACTTTCTGTTCCTCGCCCGCCATGCGTTGTTTCTCAGCAGCGATTTGGGCTTCCCCAATAGCAACGGCCAAAGCATGTTGTTTTTCACGAAAAGCTAATTCAGCAGCATTTTGATCTTTCTGCTGTTTTAGTTGTTCACGCTGAAACTCTAAACGAGCCGCAGCTTCTTCACCCTCAGCCCTACGGCCCTTGGCACCTTGAATGGCCTTCAATATTGTTTCAACGGCTTCCATTCCCATGATTATTTATCCTCGCCAATCCTGAAATGCCCACGGAGCAGACATCTTCATGCTCAAGATTTCACCGTCACTCATACCGGGGAACGTGCTACGATCATAGTCAGAAACAAAGCTCTGGCCATATCCAGTCTCCCCGCCGCCACCACCAGAGTCCCCATACCAAATATCCGAGCTAACACCAAATTCCTGTGTGGGTGCGGCCCAAGGATCATTAATTTGCTGGCCCCAGTTTCCCGGATCTCCTTGTAAATTCTCGAAAGGATTCCACGGCTGTTGTTCAGCGGGTGCTTCCATACTACCGCCACCAAAATTAGGTGGAGTCAGTTCAGGTTGATAGAACGGATCTTGATAATTTGGATCAAACTGTTCCCAATTGATTTCACCGGGCGTCGCAGGTGGTAAACTTCCGTAATCAATATTCGGCCCCGGTTGACCAGAATCCTCATGAACCTCACCTGTCGTCGGATCATAAACAACACGGCCCGGCGCTGATGTGTCTTCCTCACTAGTAGGCCACGTAGGTTGTTGAGGTTCAGGAAATGGTCCCGGATCTCCTTGTGGCCCATTCCACGGCGGGCTTGGATAATAAATTTGTGAATCTACTTGAGTCTGCTGTGGCGGAATTTCTTGAGTATTCTGAGTTGGTATATTCTCTACAGGTGGTTGTGGTTCTGGGCTTGTTGGTATTGGTATTATGGGCGGAACAACTACGGGCCCGTATTCAATATTCGACTCAACTTGCTCTTTCGGCGGAGTTGGTGCCGTGGGTGTCGGATGCTGCCGCTCAAAATCAATATTTGCTGGCGGTGCTATAATTGGGGGCGTTGTTACTGGCTCTGTTGACTGCGGGGGTTCAACCCCCTCATTAAAACCCGGGATTTTAATTCCTCCCCCAATCTTCTTAGCTATCTCCTTTAATGTATCCAGCCAACTACCACCATCGCTACTTCCACCACTTCCGCCACTTCCACCTGCACCGCCCGCAGCAGTTGTAGATTGTGACGGCGCATTCACACTAGGATTGTTATTAATGTTATATGTGACAGGTTGACGATATTTCCCATACATCTCTTCACTAAGAATAGTAGCTAGACCACCCAGCAATCCTTGAAGTCCACCACCTTTTTGTTCTTCAGTACTCGATGTTCCAGTGGTCGAGCCAATTGTGCTCTGATTAGTGGTTCCCGTAGTCTGTTGATTCGTGTCCGTAGTCCCAGTCTGCGTCGTTGTTTGACCGTGCGGGATACCAAGTGCGAAGTTACCAGCTTGACCCATAGCATTCAAGGTCATCTGTTGTTGCGTCAGCGGTAATGATTGCAGGAACTGGTTCTGGCTAGCGAATCGTTGATTGTCCTGATTTCCTATTGCCACACCAGACGCAGGAGAATTAGCAAGACCACGAGCAGCAAGATTCTCACTAAGTCCTCTTTGTGCTGCCTGAGCGCCCCTATTAATCGTCTGCATCCCGGTATTCTTGATACCTTGCATTGCAGCCGGGATTCCACTAGTAATGCTCCCATACTGTCGAGTCAGCGAATCTATTAAACCTTGCTGCCCTGTCGAGAGGTTCGGCGTAGTAGTATTGACACCACTCTGAGTTGTCGTGCCAGTAGTATTCTGATTCGTTGTTCCGGTGGTATTTGTATTGGTGGCGCCCGTAGTGTTCGTAGTAGAACTACTAGGTGTACCAAAATAACCAGCACCGCCCGCTAACGCCATCAACAAAGAGAACATCGCAGGGTCCGTCTTTTGGTTAACGCCCTGATTAATGTTAACCCCCGGCAATGAGCTAATTGGGACAGTACCACCCGTAGGTACAGTAGTCCCCGGCCCCGGATCACCTGGAATCTTTATAGGATCTTGCGGCCCATTAAGATCAGGTATTGTTATTTGACCTAGATTCTTAAGTAGGTCCGCCCACACAGAACCACCACCTGTAGGTTGAGTCTCTGGATTGAAATTAAGCCCCGGAATTTTCTGTAAATAACTGGTAAGCCCATTAGCAAAACTCGCCATTATGATGCCCTCTTCCTAACAATATTCAATTGCAATTGGAGAGCTACAACAGTCCCCTGCAAAGCAGTAAGTTTATCAATAAGAGCATCAAGTTGACGTTTGGTAATATAATCTCCGGGCAATTCTGCATCAGCAGCTTCCCGTACACGGCGCCCCTTTAAGACAAAGTCCCGAGTAATGAGCGCATCATGTTGATCTTGTCTGAGTTCATTAGTTGGCATAGGTTATCGTTTCTTGCCCCCTAGTGCTATCCATTCGTTCTGTGTATCTCCGCCACTACGGGCACAAAGGATACGGATATAGTATCTGTGGAAATCATAATTCGCAGGCCCGAGTTCAATTCGCACAATATGACCCGACACACCTTTGGGCATAGAAATATTATAAGACCACTGTTCATTGACACGACATTCTAGCTCACCTGTAGCCATCGTGTTGTCGTTAAAATACAGCTTCCAAGGCAATGGTGTGCCCCGAGAAAGTAGTCTTAAATCAAACTGCATGATTTTACCATATCGAGCTAACTCTTCCGGCCCGACTTGATCAAATCTCACACCTTGTGGAAGTGTCTCAACTATTGTTGGTGGACCCGCCAAGCTGCTAACACCATTGATTTCACTAGCATCTTCCCCCCAGTATTCAAAAGGACCCCCATGAAATACCCCGCCGTAATCAGTACCAAAGGCGTCTTCAATAAATTTGTAAACATAGGTCTTTTTGTAGTTATGGTTAAACGTATCCGGTGTAATGGGCACGTTATCGACATTGGGCGTGAAAGTAACACTGTTGCCCAGCGCATCAATTATAAACGGCCATGCTCGAACACGCTTCTCACTAGAGATCCCGAAGTTACTGGGCCGAATTATTAAATGTGTGAGCTGTGCAGGATGCGCCTCGTAATCAAGAGACATCCACTCCTGTACAAAGTTAGCCGCCACGCCATTAACTGTGAATCGGTAAAATCGGCTCGACGGTATGATGTTGGCATTAAGGATATGCAGCGCGGGTGTCGTGCCCGTGAAACTAACAGTGCCAATTGGAGTAGAGAACCCACCCTCAGTTATGACTCCAAAAGTAACAACATCTCCGGCTACACCAAGATTCCCGTGCCATTTGAATGTAAGTGGATCCTTATTGTTCGCGGGCTGCCCATTATCGAATGCTGGGGTAATATAGAAAAAGCTCTGTTTGTCTGTGTTGTTAAGTAATAAATTACTGCGCCTGTCGAAATCCCGCTGAATCTTATCGACATTCAATACAGCAGTCATGCCCCCGCCCGGAATACTAGCTAGCACAGATGCAGACGTGAAGCCTTCATAATGTAGCGTAGCCCAATATTTCCGGGCAATATGATAAACCTCGACCCTCTCAAACACAATGGCGTAGAATTTCTCACCATCAATAGCGCAAGGATAGAAGTAAGTTCCCGGTGCTTGGCCCGGAATAAACGATGAGTTAGAACTAGTTATGCCCGAGTACAAAATATCAGTATTCGGTATAACTAAGTTAACATCGCCGCCACTAGAATCATACATTCTCCAACCATCGCTGGCAAGGCTATAGCAAATTCCGTTGTAGATAGCCACCTGACGTATAACAGGAGGATGCTTGATACCAAGCGGGCGATAGTAAATATCAATAGAAAAGTCAGGGTAAGTCTGAAAAGTGCCTGAAAGAACATAAATATCCTTCGTGGTAGCAACCATAATTGTGGCTACTGCTACTTTGGCCGCCCACAGGAATAGCTCACTGTTAGAGCCATTAATTCTTATTGCCTTTCCAATATCGACGAGATCCGGATTATTGATCTCAGACGGATAGATAAAATTATTCGTAAAATAAAACCATCGACCTTCCATCGGGCCAACAATTGATAAAATGTCCTCAGTAAGAGTAGCCACAGATACGAGATCCGTGTTAAGAATAATGTTTTCAAAGAGAGCTTCTTCATCAGTAACTAAATCAGGATACCCGTTCACCTGTGTTACGGGAGGTTTAATAACCATTACCCTATAATATTGATCCAAACCACCGCCCCTACGGAATACCCAAATCTCGTTAACATCAGCAGTAATACCGCCAAGATTAGGAGTAAGACGAGCCAAGCCATTAGCAAGGTTTGTATGACTGTAAGGCGCAAGAGGCGCGCTCGGCATTGATTTACCAACATATGAGCCATTCTTAGAAACATAGATCTGGACCCATTGATAATCATCGTAGCCGTATCTCAGTGGAACATCGCCACCCTGAAATCCAACCGTTGTTGACCATTGCATCGTGAACTGCACATTTGCAGTCGTAGTAATAGTCGTGCGAAATCCATAAACCGTGGACCAGTTCTTAGTAGACGCCCCGAATTTCTCAAAAGATCCCCGCGGAATATTCAATGATCCAGTCGTTACATTAAACGTGGCAATATTGGTATCTGGCAGCGCCCTGTCATAGACGTAGCGATAGAAATTAGAAACACTTCCCGTTCCATTTGGCTGGTCAAGTAAGAATTCAATAGTGATCCTAGAGATATCCAGCAGAGATCCTACTTGGCGCGCAAACGTGAAATAGTAAATATCACTATCTGTCGGCCCGACACCTGTAATGGGCACCGGAGGAAGCGTGTCAAAGAAATTAGAGTAATCAGGAATGAACCCCAACACAGCACTCATGTCCCCAGTAGATTCATAGGTAACAGTAGTATTGTTGATTGTTGGATTCAGGTAATTAGCGACCGGGCCTGAATATGTTACTCCGCCCACAATCTGCCATTGCTGATTTTCTAAATGTTGCGTGCTTAATATCTCGAAGGTACCAACAACGGGACCACTAGGGGTAGTAAGTCCAAGTGGAACAGTACTCGTCCCATTGTCTTTAATGCGAACAGCACCAGAGCAAATAAGAGTAAAGTCAAAAGCATCAGCGAAGCACGTTCTCGCAAACTTGTTCGACGCATCAACGCTACCGCCTGTAGCTATTACGGCCCGGTTTCTATAAATATTCCCAGCCTTGTCCCCGGCATAATCAGTACGGAGCATATTCATGTATGTCACGTACAAATCACGGACTGTGTCTTGATAAGCTGGAGCAAGTCTTAAACTCCCGCCCGTTAGCCGTACCGCACCATTCTGTTCCAGCTCCAGATTCTGAATATCCGAGAACCCATTCTTCCGGCCCGTAATTGGATCATCGCTGGGAATCCACCCGGCCGAGAAATCATTAACTAGGATTGTTTGTGGCATCGCAACTAAGCTGTTTCCCCAACAACAATAACTACATCTCCGTTAACAAGTGCAGGAGTGATTTGAAGATTGCTCCCAGTAATAGAATAATTAGACGGAGAAAGAACAACATTGTTAATACGAACAGTAACGTAACCAACAGGGGTAAAAGGTAAGCCCAAAATATACTCACCGCCCGCCGCAATGATAAAATAGGTGTGCGAATACTTAGGGTGTCCCAAGCCGAAATCATTAATAGTGTTCCGGTAATATCGTTCTTCTTCAGGTGATAACATATCACTCACTTGTTCCAAACCTGTCAATTGGTAACATTGGATCATGTGGAAGTGTCCGCCCATAGCTTCCTTGGGGAACAACGATTCCGCGCGGCCTCGTGTTTACTGAATCTAGAAAATCTGAAAATCTCGCTTTCTCGATAGCCCACCGTGCAGAGTAATATTTCCAAAGGGACATCTTATTTCCACGCCCCTCACGTTGATACGTTTTCTGCGCAAGGTAATACCTAAGAAGTTGGCGCCTGCTGTAATGAGGGAGCGTAAAGTTAACATTATCACTAATCCTCCAAAATTCACAGATAGCACCACGAGCAATACCAAGCCCGCCCCAAGGATCAGGGACAACAGGTAATGATTGGTTAGGAATAGGGAAAAGGGAAATCTTCCTAATGCCAAGGGTATCATAGATATACCAGTATGGCCTCCCGTATTGCTTGGAATCCTGAAAAATCTCACTCTGGTACCGTTTGGGCATTGGGTCAAGCTTATATCCCAGCCACGTTACGCGCGTAATGCTATTCACATAGTCCGGCAACAAGTACTCAGCTTTACCCACCTCTGCTGGAATCGAGTACCTGTCTTTCAAGAAGTTGATCTCATCAGAGATGCTCTTCTCCCCTTGATTGACCAGCAACTCTAGATCAGCGGAATCAATATTCATCATCGCGGTATTGATTCTCCTACTCTCTTAATAGCGTCACTACGTGCAAATGCCCGGCAACGATCTTGGAACAATACAAACTTGTCCTCGAAATCGTTCATGTAAGTCAAGGCTTTCTGCGATTCCTCGGCTTCTTCAAGTAATGTTCCCAAGGCCCGCCACTCAAGCAAGTCCTGTTGATCTGGTGCAATTACGAACCCGTCCGAATCACTATTGAGCGCCGGGGCTTCTGCGTAGTAGAGACACCTAAGGGTTCCAACCGCGACATTAAATCTCGGTGCAATTGCGATATGTCTAAGACTATGAGGCGACCAAAACTGAGGATTCCCGATCCAGAGTTCCCAGTCGATTCTAAGTCCGTCAAATAGTCTTGCGGGCACGTTATCTCTAAGCCAAAGGTTATCGTTGTTGTTGAAGATTCCAACTGTTCCGATATAGTCTTGAATCCCGAGACTCTTAAAATCATAGTAGTTTTCGTAGCTGAGCCAATTGATATTTGGGGAGAACTTAATGTGACACAGGGAATTTGCGATCGTGTAATCATACGCATCTTGGATATGATTATCAATTTCGGAGTTTTGATAATAGCCGGTTTCGATGCCCTTGAGAGCCAAGGTAGCTTTGATTATTGATCTTAACTCCCCGCGATTCACATTTCCTCCGAAAGTCTAGATTGCCGTAGACGACACTTCTTCACTTCCAACAAATACAGCCACCTTGTTGTCAGTAGAAACACTGATATCATCTACAACAAATATCTTTTGCATGATATCTGATCTATCATGACTCCAGCCATACAGTGTCATTTGTAGCTCTGCACCTAGTTGTTCTGGTGGCAGAATAATCAATTTATTACGCAGTTCAAGCAAAGTCATAAGCAAGTCTCCTTTAGTAGAAAGTCAATTTAATAAAAGGGCCGGCCAACTCAGGAAAGAAAACCGGCCCCCTTCTCCAAGAATCATAGGGAGAAAATGACAAAAAAGCCCTACGACTCAATCGAAGAACTTATTAGCCCATCATTCTAACAAATGACTTCACTTGTTGATAGAGGACTAAGCTAGTATCACCAACCGCAGCAGGCCCGCCAACATAAGCCGGGATGCTTTGTGCTAGCAATACGCTAACCTTGGTCGTTGCAGCCGCACCAACAATGAACGCATTATTAGCCACGTCCATCGTTAATTGCAGCCCCTTGGTAGTTACCGCCGCAGCAGATGGCCACGGATCAGTAGTCAACGCCCGAGTGACACGCACGATTCTGGTGCTCAAGCACAGCCCATAAACTTGGCACTGTCCTGTTACACCGGGAGTAAGATCCTGCGTCAAAATACCAACTGCCGCCGCTGCTTGCATTGCCGCAACTGCTGTGCTTGGCAGAACAACAGCCACGCCGTCGTCAGTGCCATCAAAGCTGAACACAACAGGCGTGCCCAACTTCATAGTTGCGGTCGGTTCATCGCTCTTCACCGGAATGAAGATTTTCTCAGCCTTATCGCCAACGCGTTTGAAATTCATGATTGATTAGTCTCCTTATCTTTCCTGAATTCTTAGCTAGCGAAGGTGCGTGGGATCTTGCCCAGAACACCATGTTTGCGGCGATTGTTAGTTGTGACTTGACCCATCCATGCCAGATGACCAATACGGCTGTCACCATTGATAGGCTTGGCGAATGTTTTGCCTTGCTCATCAGTTAGCATCTCGAAGTCACGGCCCGTCATATAACGAATCTTCATGAACTTGGTATTTGCAGCATAGATAGATCCCCAAGTTAACGAAGACGGCTGGCCGATACCACCGATGGTTACAGGTGCCTTGCCCGAGAAGACATCAGGGACTTTGTCATCCATGATGATCTTTGCTTTCATGAATTTCTTACCCTCGAAAGGATATGAAAAATCAAGCGCATCGGGATTGGCCTTGTACTGCGAGAAATACGCGTGAATGTAATTCTGGTAGCTTACTTGATCCGCCAGAAGTACTGTTGGAGGCCCGCCCGTTCCCAAAGAGCAGGTGTTATACATATTCGTGATTTCATAAATGTAATTCGAATATGTAGTAGCCGTGCTTGTGAATGACTGGTTCTTCCACCACGGGTAGAGATTCTCAGCGATGTTTCCCACAGAAAGAGTCGTGGTATTATAGCTGATGATCTGGCTAATCGGGTTGATTGACAAAGACCCGTTGACACCAGACTGCCGAGGATCAGAAAGCAGGCCCCCATTTGGTTGGTTGCCATGCATGAAATCCTGCGCCCAAGATTCTTGCAAGCCGAGTTCCGTCTGCTGAATCTTGGACTTGACAAAGTTAATAAGACGACCTTGTCCAGAATTCTTCAACACATCACTCATTGCATATACAATGGGCGATGCCTTCTGACGCCACTCAAATACAGCCTGAGTGATTCCATCGACGGGCAGAGTTGACAATTCGTCGTACCCATCATACGAGTCAGCCGGAGCCAACTGGTACATAATAGGTTCACGAATGTCAGTTCCACCGTCGCCCGATTCATATGCGTCCGAATGCAATATCTCGTACAGAATAGCATTCATCGCGCCGATGTTGTCCGTTAGTTTTTTGCGATACAAACTAAGAGACTGAGAAAACAAGGAGTCCAAGTAGACAGTAATCTGACTCGGTGCCCCTACGTCCCCAAATACCATAGCCATAATTTAGGCCCTCTCTTTATCTAAAATTAACTTTTTCCCGCAATGTTAGCATCAGCCATTTTAATGGCTTCATCAAGGGAAATGTCTTTTGGTGCAGCAGATACACCTTCACTTGGTTTTGCTGCTGATTTAGCCAAACGGCTAATAGGAGAAGGTGGCGCTGCTGGCCTTGGAGTAGAAGAAGGTTTTGATTTAGGAGCAATATTGAGATTTTGTAATGCCATCTGCCCGATAGATCTAATGTAATCCTTAACTGGGATCTTTCCACTAGGGGGCAGAATAGCAACAAGTCGGGTCATTTCATCTGCAATGTGATCTGGTAAGTTGTCCTCACCAATGAATTCCTTTGCAAATTCTTGTGTGATTTGTAAATTCGATTGCGTTGCTGCGGCTTGGTCTGTCTGTGCGAACCTCGCCTGTACGGGCCGCATTTTCTTATCTACGATCCGCTCAATTGCGGGCGCAATCTTCTCCGCGAAATCTGAGAACTCAGGCCCCAATTCAGCCTTGACGAGATCAACAACTGTGGGTTCCGCAGCTTTTCGACCCTGATGTGCTTCCCAGTTCTCTTGTAGATATTTGATAACTCCACCGGCCCGCTTTTCATCATTTACGGCCTGATAGAGATTGACAGCGTTATCAAATGCCTCTTTGTCAATACCCTTGGACTTTAAGAAAGCCTCGACGGGATCAACTACGGGCGCGGGAGGCGGCGTGGATTCTTTATTTTCAGCGGGAGCCGCAGATTGACTTTTATCAACTTGACTCCCGCCGTCAGTGACAGGCGCTTCTCCTGCCTCCGAATCCATATTCCCGGCCGCCCGAGAAATAGCATCATCTAAATTTGTAATAGCAGTTTGGTCAGACATATTAAGAACCTTTCTTTTTCGTAGCTTTAGCTTTACTCATGGCAATAGCTACAGCCTGAGCTAGCCTCTTTCCTGAGTCTCGTTCCGTAGCGATATTCTCGCCAATCACCTTTTTGCTCGATCCTGATTTCAGTGGCATTTCATTCACTCAACAATCTTGTTTCGGGCCGCTCCGCCTGTAATGGCTTACCACGCCAGCCTTGAAAACCGGGCCGGGGTTTAACATATTTCACGTCTTTGTAACTCCCCGTCCTTATTAATTCGTTGCGCCGGTCAATAGCCTCATTGTACTTGGTTAGTAAGTTGATTGGTAATCTGCTGGTCGCCGGGAGTAGCCAACTGTCCTGCAAGTGCTCTTGCTGCGTTTGCGGGATTTTCACCACTAGACGTATTTTGTTGTTTTTGACGAGGTTGTGTGTTTCCACCGGCTTGGCCTCCACCTTCCGCCTTTTTCTGTTCTTCCAGCAATTGTTGAACTTGTTGCTGCGCTAAAATAGCTGACTGCATCTTTTGAATAACTTTCTCATTCCTGTAGCCACTCTTAAATGCTGTCTCTCTTACTAAGTCGCCATCCATTGCAAGATGAGGAAACTGTATAAGCAGAGAATTGAAAAGCTGGAAGGCTTGTTGATCTTGCTGTAATGCTGCGGGCGTGGCATCTGTTACATCCAGCCGAATACTGAAATCGTGCCCGTCCATCAATTGCGCCGCATAGACTTGTTGATATTCCGCGGCCATAACTTGTTCTTCTGGCACAGGCGGTGATACCTGAGATTGCACCTGTGGGTCCTGCGTTAATTTCACCCAAATAGGAGCCTCGAACTTCTCTTGCATAGTAAGCAAAGCATACCGCCCACAGTCCGCAACGAAGTTCCCGAAATCCAATAATTCACTGGATTCAATAATGTTGGCCCGCATAGCTATGATTTTGCTTTGCGTTGCCGTTTGTTGATCTGCGACACCTCTTGCTTCAGCCGAAGTTCCAGACATCTGGTTGAAATCATCTTTACTGACCACGAAGTCTTCTGTAGTTTGCTGTGTTTGGTTCGGATTTGTGATTCCACGAAGGGCATCAATTTCCTTGACAACGACAACAGTTCCTTCGCCACCTGCCGTAAATTTGTCGATTTCTTCCGTGTCAACTTTGTTTTTCAATACTTGGTACTTATTGGTAAATCGGCGCCGGTATGACCGCATCTGCTGGCGAGATTCATTAATTTCATCCTGAGGAGAAAGCCAAGAGTAAACTGGTGGTATAGGATAAAACCCTTCTTGTCGAAACATCCATCTAAGGTCCAGCAATCCTCGTTCAAATGGCTCTGCCCACAATTCATCTCCACAAGAGTTGAGGAGCCGTCGTTGTTTCGCAACATTATCGAACACATGGTAAACCTTAGTTATCTGCCCTTCACGAAGCATGGCCCGTAGCTGGTCTGTCAATTCTACGGTACTAATAGCTCTGCTTCCTGAAACTGACCCGGAGTATGAATCCTCGCGGATCTTAGCTTTGTCAATCCCGTCCACCTTCTCAAGCTGTGTTGTGTAATAGTAATCACAATACCCGTACCATTCAATATCCTCAAGGTCCTGTTCATCAGTTACACAGGTTATGAATCTGGTAGGATTGACACGCTTGAAATACAGGGATTCCGTTACTGTTAATTCCTCGGGCTCAATGATCTTGCCCTCAGCTGGTTCCCCATAAGCACTAGGTTCGGTCCCGTATGGCGCCAGAGCAAGAGGATTTCGATAATCCGCTGCGTGCCCGACTTCCATAATTCCGAACTGGAAAAAACTGTCTTGACAGCACCGTTTGATCTGTTTTGCAAAACGTAATCTCTTAATTCCCACTTGGCTATTAAGTGCGTCTTGCTTAAGCTGTGCCATCTTTACAGCACTGTCAAGATTCCAATTTGCCATTCCCGGTTCAGGGGTCAGGATAAATTTAGGATTGTGAAAGCACAATGATGCGAGCTTAATACGAATCGTGGATTGTACTAAGTTCAGAGTATATGGATGTTCGACGGGTGCTGGCGTCTGAGGATTCTTCCATTGCTTGCCCTCAAAGTAACGGTTAATCTTAGGAATCTCGAACTCATGTTCCCAGATCCGCTTCCCGTCCTCGCCCACCGTTAATTTTTGATCCCAAATATTCTCAGCCAACTTGTGGACCTCTCGACATCTGTAATGCTAGAAATTGATTAAATCGAGCGAAACTACGAACCGGGGGCCGCTTCTTCTCGACGGGCCTATTCGATCCGTGCATGGCAATACCATATCTCGTGCAATCATACGCGTGGTCAACTACATTCTTGTCGCGGTCATCTGCGTAGAAGTTCTTCCCGTTGACTGTGCTAAGTAAGAGTTTTCGTTGTGCCTGAAGTTGCTGATAAGCATGAGAGCAGCCATTGGGATAATCAGGCGTTTTCTTAACGAAGTAAATACCAGGAGCCGGTCGGATTCCCGTAACCGGATGAGCGTTTCTTTCAGAGATGAGCAGCCCTTCGTTAATACGGTTCCTAGTTGCGAACTCATTGTTATCCGCTGGTAGGAAATAAAGCTCGGGGGCATTGATTGCGTCGTCCTGATATTCTTCCGCAACACTCCAGAACCCACCGTCTTTTTGGCTGGCTTTCTTAAAGATCGAAGGGTCGGCATAAGAAGCTGAATACTCCTCTCCTTCACTTAATGCTGTGATCTCTTTCCTGTGATAACTGATCGGGCGGCCCGGTACATAATATTCGCGGTAAAATATGATATTGCCATCCAGAACAGCCATCCATAAACAACAAGTTGGAGCGGAATCTCCATGATCCAGAATACGATGCAGACTGCCCTTACTTTTTATCTTCGATAACAGTTCTGCTGTTGGCTCTAACAACGATTCCCGGTGCATTGTATGGATTGCTGCATCACTATATCCCCACTCACCACGAATGTAACGAGATATCCATTCCGGGTCTTTTTCCTTTATGAGCTTTAGATATGTTTCGCTACTTCCTAATTGCGGGTCCCATTGTCCATGAATCCAGTGCCACCCTTGCAATCGTTCTTCACTATCAGGGTGTGCCTTACGATAGATGAAATGGTGGGGTAAATCTGGATTTGACAACAATAACATATAACTAGGGGCCAATGGTCTACCAGTGAATCTAGAGACAGGCCATTCAGGAAAGGCATTTAGTAACCTTTGGGGAACTTCAACACCCGACCATCGCCCAACACGCGAGTCGAGAATGTCGAACGTCCCTTCCTCGATTTCTTCCGCTTGGTCAACCGTACAATTATTAATTTCAAAGCCGCGTAACGTATTCTGATCCGCTTTGTCAAGATGCAGCCAAAATGTAATTCCGCCATTTTTCCAGACTGTGTGCCCTTTCTGTTCATTGTGAGATAAGATCATCTCGGGCGGCACAATTTGAAAGAACGTCTGCATCGTTGTTTTATTCAATGCAGTAAACGTCTGGCGTGCCATGAGAGATCTATAATTCGGAAACTCTGCATGGAGTACCAGGTTACGAACAATAGCAATGAATGTCTTGCCGTTGTTGAATCCACCAGAAAATACTATATTCCGGGCCGTGCTATAAAAGCACTCCCGCTGCGGTGGATTGGCGAATTTGAAATTGTAGTCCACTAAAACGCTTCAACAGCTCCAGATATTTTTAATGCTACTGTCGGACCAGCAGGAAATGGCTGACCTACAAGTTGAGCAAATAATCTTTGACTTGCTTGAGCAGCAGCTGAAATATATTGACTACTAACAGCTAGTGGCGTTCCACCAACATTAGCAAATACAGACAACGCCATCCCAAAAATACCGCCTTGATCTTTTAATAGAACTGGCGGCGTGAATGCGATATCATTAGCTGCAATACTGAGAGTTCCACGCCAATCAATTGAGAACATCACAATCTTGCCCGATTGGGTATATTTAGCATTTAATGAACTAGGGGTAAATGTAACTCCAGCAGTACTTGAACTAATAGTTGGCGTAAATGTTGCCCAAGCTGCCGTAACACCGGGCGCAATACTCTTAATTGTCGGCGGGTCCACTCCCATGTCAACAATGAATTGCGCCGAGTCTAGTTTTGCAACCCGTAGTGCCAACACCGGAGTATTAGCCTGCATCGTTGCTGATTGCACAACAAGAATGTCACCGGGATCAACGGGCGCTGACATTAATACCGTGGAGACTTTATTAGGACTCACCGGCAAGGGCGGCGGAAATGCTGTACTTCCAACGGGTATGGGCATGATGATGTCTCCGATTACAGAATCTCGTATGTTCCAGAAAGGTAGATTGATATTAGTGCCGGATTAACAGGAAGGGCACCCGCAAGACCATTTGCATTCACAGCCCCATTTCCATCAATGTAAGCTGATGCCGATATGTGTACGCCATTTCCATCGTTCATTGAAATTGCAGCCGCATGACGAACATTAGTATTGGCCGGAACAGGAAGTCCCGTAAATAAGATTTGAGATGAGGCTGCAACAATGGTCCCCCGCCACCCGATTTCCCAACTAACAGTTTTGCCTTTTGTTAATTTCCGAGCCACGAGAAGAACATTGGTCGTTGCTCCAGCAGGAGACGATGTAATTACCGGAGTCCATGAAGTCCAAGCCGGATCAGCAACGATGACGCCAGTATTGATCTTAACAGTATCCGGGTCCGTACTGGTATCCAGAATAAACTGTGTCGGGTCGAGTTTATTAATTCCGAGCACCAGCACTGGAATGTTAGCCTGAGTCGTAGCCGATTGGATCATTAAAATGTCGCCCGGTGCAAATGGCTGCACGGACTGAATTGACTGGACTATGGCTGCATGGGGGAGAGGGATTGTGCTCATTGTATTTGGTTCTCGCTTTCTTGTTCAATGATCAGACAAGAACTGTCGGGAGCTATCCTTATGCGGCCCGCTGTCAGCCCGGCGTTCTTAACGATTACGGTTAATTGTTGATCGACGGCATTCTTAGTGACCAAAAGCTCATCGTGCATCTCTTTAGCCTTGCCGACCAAAGCATAATAGTTGACTTCAAGTTTCTGAAGTTTGTCCTGATTAGCCTTGAAGTATTCTTGTTCTGCCTGAGTTAGTTTGTGTTCTGAAGTAGTAATCATAAAAGCATGTTAAACAATACTAAGAATAATGCCGCCCCGAACTGTAACCGTTTGGCCGCCCGCCGTTGTGAATGTCCCAGTAATCCCAGTCCCAAAACCGGTAATACTAAATGTATCAGATCTGACATCCCCGCTCGGGCCTACAATTATGGCCGCCGCTCGAATAACATTTGAGGCGGTTAAGGCATGACAATTAAAGTCAGCATACGCGGCTGTTGATGGATTTAATACACTGAGCACGCCCGCTGAAGCTCGGGCCAATCTTACATCAATGGTGCCATAGTAATCCGGCCCGCTTGCCCAATCAATAGGTTTAAGGTGTCCGAGAATCAAGCCCACCTGTTGACTTAATACTGCTGAGAAATTAGTACCATCCCCCATAATAAGATGCAGCGCGTTCTTTATTTCACGGTGGGTGGGACTCGTTAAATTACCTATACCATCAATTTCCCAGTCATTACCAGTATTTGCTTGATTAACAATCTGAACCGGAGATACACCAACGGGCCGTATGATTAATGCACCACCATTGATATACCCACCTGTGGTGATGCTGCGGGTAGTATTGCTATTCAAGTGTCCATTAGGATCAATGAACCACTCAAGGCCGCCACTAGTATCAAATATCAGTAATCTATTAGTGGCTGCAATTCCATGCACAACAAGACAGGCAACATCTACAGCAGCACCAGCAGAAGTTAAACTAAATCCTGCGCCGTTAATATTTTGCTTCCAAGGAGTTTGTGTTGCGGCTACACCTAAATAGGCTGTAGTCTGAACTGTGGTATCTGCAAAACCAATAGAACCAAGCGTAAGAATGCTTTTGAAAGTAGCGGAACTTAAATTTCCAGTAGAATCAACAAGCCAATCCCATCCAGATCCTGCATCATTTGTAATGCCGAAGCGTTGCACACCCGCAACGGGCCAAATAATAATTTGCCCAACCTGGCTTAGTGTTTTTCTTGCACCATCAATATTCTGAAGCCACGGAGTTTGTGTTGCAGGGATACCGGGGAATGCAGTGATTTGATTTGTGGAATCCGAGAATCTTAAAGTGGAGATGTTATAGATTCCGCGCCCGGTGTTAGTGACCAACGATCCATCTGGAGTGATCGCCCAATCCGCAGCCGTTGCTCCGGCGTTGTAAATAATAACTGCATTGTCTCCAGCTTTGGGGAGGATTAATAAACCCCCTGCCGCTGTAGCAAGCCCACCTCCACCCGCTACAATTCCACCAGCATTAATACTGCTGACATTAGTAAGTGTGTGCGCCCCACCATCAATGTTAGTCTGCCAAGGAGTCTGTGCTCCTGATCCTGCTGCGAACGCTGTAGTCTGGACTGTACCATCTTTGAAAGTTAATGTTCCTGCGCCCGTAGGACTAAATGAAATTGCACCAATTCGAGCTAATGAACGGTTGGTATCACTTGCAAGATGCCCATTAACATCAATGCCCCAATCTATGACTCCGCCTGAATTATAAACTAACCAAGGATTTGTAGCGGCTAATGGACGAATGTCATGGGCGGCTGAAACAATAAGCCCATTAACATTTAGAGTGGCCACATTCGATAAAGACCGGCCCGCTCCGTCTATGCTCTGGAGCCACGGGGTCTGAGTAGCAGCAATGCCTTTGTATGCTGTAGTCTGAGTTGTTAAGTCTGCAAACCCGATAGCCCCGAGTTTTGTTATTGTCCGGCCCGTATCCGTGGTCATATTCCCATCGGGGGCGACATACCAATCCCAAGCCGTATTAGCAGAATTGCGAATAGTAAGTGGGAATTGTGCTACTGCGGGCCTGATTTCTACACCGCCACCAACAACATAACTGAACCCACTAAGCTTAAATCCGTTGGCATTAATATCTTGGAGCCAAGGAGTTTGGACAAATGATATTCCGGGAAAGGCTGTTGCTTGGCTGGTAAGATCAGTGAATCGTAAATTTAATACATTGTCAAGATTATGACTATCAGCGTCTATGTCACTGAGCCAAGGCGTTTGTCCTACGGCCCCGGAATTAAAAGCTGTGGTTTGTATTGTTCCGTCCGAGAATTGAATGTACTGAATATCAAATACATAGAATCCTGCTGCATCAATGGGACTATGCCAAGGGGATTGTTCTGGATGGGCAGTAATTCTTAAAGTCGGCGGGGTGGTCGTTTCGTCAAGGGTAAAGCTGTCAGTGTCAATTTGATTAACTGTTAAATCCAGCACCGGGACATTAGCCACCGTAGTCATAGCACTGACGGTTACTAAATTCCCGGGCGTGAAGATTGCTGATTGTAGTGAATTAACAATCGCCTGAAATTCAAGTGTTGGCACTGAGGCCCCAGACTACTATTTTTTGGTAGCTTCCGTCTGTTTAACAGCGGGCGCGTCTTTAGTAGAAGGGGGTAAAGTAGCAGGTGTTGCGTGGACTGGATTTTCGCCCAGTGGTGTTACGATGATTTTTGGTTCAGGCGGGAATATAGAAATCCGGCGCGTGAGAATCATTGCATATTGCGCCATTGCATCCCGCTGTTCAAGAAGTAGACACTGTTCTTCAACGGGCAAATCCTTAAATTCCGGCGCCTCGTTGATAAAGGTCTTTAACTTGTCGAGCATTTCGACTAAAGTCTTGTGCTCTTGAATTACACGTTCTTGATGTGCTGGCTGTGACATTTTATTGAACTCTCCTGATTGGTACATCGAGCGCCCCAATGATTCCAAACACACTGAGAAGCCACAAAACTAAAATAATTACGACTGCTATGTTAAGCAATCTCTTAATGTTCGGCTCCATTGGAATATAGGCATTGATAGCCCACATGACAACTCCGACTACAACGAATGTCAGAATCAATGTAATGAGGGTCATATTAACCTCTACTCAACTGTGTTGCCTCTTCAGCATCAAGATCCACAACAAAGGGCCGGAGCCATATGAATTTGTATCCCATAATACCACAGTGGGATTCAGCTCGCTTCTTTGCTTCTTGAAAGTTCCCGGAATAATAAAAGATCTTTGTTAAGCCCGGATTCACTCCATGACGATAATACATGCAAAAGAGATTTCCGCCGGCTGCTAATGTTGATACTGCATTTGCTATTTCAACAGCATCGGGGATTCCAGGTGTCGGGTTCGGGACGTTCTCAAGATTGGGATTTGTTAGCACAGAGGACATAAGAGTAGGTTCTTTCTATACAGCATGAGTTTCAATATTCTGCGGAAGTATGGACATATCTAGAATACTAGCTTCGGGCCGGGGTATTAAGATCGGGTTCAACCCCTTAGGGGCCTCAGAGTCAAGAATGTTAATCGAGACAATCAGGCCCCCATTTGCAATCTGCGGCTTCAATAGCTGATGCATTTCCATAAGCATCTTGATAGCTTGAATCCTAATAGACTCAGATTGCGAAGTCTTAATAAGATCCCCCAACTGCTCAAGCGTTGCCGCAACAGTTAGATCATTTCGTTCTAATATCTCCGGTGTTGTTGGCGGGGCCGCGCTTTTCGGACGTAACAAGCCCAAGCCCTCTAAGACTGATGTTGCCGACTTTGTTGTTGTGGAGCCGGATGGTGGAATCGGCTGCTGTAGAATTTCCGGTTGCATCGGGGACGGTGAATTCAGAACCCGTTCCGGCTCTTGATTCTCGGCCCGCTGTGCCGGTATCTCTATTGGGTCCGCCATCTGTGGTCTGAGGAGCATTGTTAGATTCCTGAGTAGAAGAATTCTCGGCCCGTAGTGCAGAGACTAACGCCTTTAATGGCGAATGGTCTATACGATCCTGAGCTTCTTGCTGAGATAAGAACATTGAATCCTAGTAATCCCGTGGTGTTAATAACACGAATAGTTACACTACGGGCGCTGTGCTTTAAGGACAAGTGTACCATAAAAAGGCAAACGGAGCCAGAAAAATTTTCAAAAAATTCTAAAGGGGGTGTTAAAGGTTTTAATAGGTAGGTTATGATTCTTGAATTTTTATTGCAGAGGGGCGAAGCCCGAGTTGCGGAAAAATAATAGCGGATTTTTTTAAAATTTGTATGAGATGTAAGTCCGCCTGCGGCGGAGATGAATTTTTTAGTACTAGTACCGGATCGGGGAGTGGTACCAGTACTAATTGAATCAAATTTAACAATCGGTAAGAATTACTATAATTGTAAAATTATGAGCAATCATTGCACAGTAATAATGACCGATTGTTAAATCTTACGCAATCATTGCACACGCCGCGGTACTATAGGGTACTGACTAGTACAAAAGCGAAAATCATAATCGAAGAAAAGTACCGATTCCCGAGTACTATCGAAAATCGGTACTTGACATTTAGTAAGATTCTAGCTCCCTATCGGGATCCCAATATGATCTAGACATACGCGCTAGGCATGTGGAACACAGCGAACTACTAGCGCCCTTGCGTAACATTCTACCGCAGTCAACACAACGGAAACGTCCATGTCTGTCTGGACAGTCGTTAGGCTCATGCCCACAACAAGGGAAGTCCTCACATCTAGGCATGATAAACCTCCGCAACATAAGAGACGCCCCTAATATCAGGGGCATCCTTATCTAAGCCGTACACTAGCATTGTCGCTAAGACGCGTTCAGTGTCGCTCAGCATTCCCATAAGCCGGGAATCCCTTACAATGTGGAGCATCGCGTATAACTGCGCGTAAGGATCGCGGCTGCTATTGCATTCGGCGTCCAACATAGCCAGCACTAACAGCTTCAATCGCGCAACCTTTTGACGGCGCAAAATGGAAAACATTATTTTGTTACCTCATCTGCGTCGGGCGTTTCCACAATCTTTTCGACTGTCTTATAGTCGAACGATTCAAGGCAAGCCATTCCTTCGACTGCCTGCTTCCATGCTTTAAGATCATGCTCGAAAGACCATCCCGTGATGCCCTTGTTCGAGGTCTTAATCAGTTCGTCCGACATCTCTTTAAGATGCTTTTGAGCGAAACTGTGGAGCCGATAATATGTATCGGGCGTCATTGTCACAACGTAGTGTGATTCATTCTTTACTGTCTTAGCCATTGTGTAACCTTTCAGGATTTAAAGTCTCTCGACTATTAATGTTTGGCGTTTTTATCAGGAACGCCTTAACCTGTATTGTTACTTTGCTAACAATTGCGCCTTTAGCTTGGCGATAACGCGCGGTGAGTTTTTGATGTCATCAATAACACTAGCGCGTAACGCCGCCTTTTCCTCTGCTGTCATATCATCCCGCAATGACGGCTGCATCAATCCGTTAACAGTCTGGTTGAATGCTTTGTCCGGAGCCGCTGTTCCTGCGAAGTTCTTATCTGTACCCTTAACGATCCAAGAATGCGGATCAAGGTCAGTGCTTTTCTTAATCTCACGACGTTGTACAATCTCAAATGCGATTTTGTACAGTTCAAGCCTCAACGTAAGATCAGGAACGCGAGCAACGAAGTCCGCATCACTTACGATGGCGGGATACTTTGCCTTGCGTTCTACCGTTACATAGTCCACAGTGTCCAAATCGAATAACTGTGTTTGGACCGTAAATTCTACGGTCTCTACTCCGGTGGCGGTATCAATAACAGGTGCCGTGTTTGGCACATTTTCGATCTCTGAAGGTGTCATTATTTCTCCTAAATAGTATTTGTAGTTCAGTCATAATTGGCTGCTACATTGGACGCTACGGTTATCAGTTCGTCACGCCTATGTAATCTCCAGTATTCATGTTCTACGATTGGAGTCTCCTTTCGTTTTTGGATGCTCTATGCCTGCGCTACGCTGAGCTATGTTGCGAGTTGCGTATCAGGTTCAAGCCTGCCCGAGCTATTCAGTTGTCAAACAAGGGCCGTGGCCCTAACCACTCAGTCCCAAACCACCGACTGAAAGACCAGTTTAAACCCATTCGGGCGGAATGTCAATACTTATTTGTGATGCGGGATTTAACACCGCATGGGACCGTCCGCGGAATCATAATTCGTCGCATATAATGATACGGGAAAATCGTTAAAACGTAAAAAATACCGTATGCCCGTATTGAGCCTACAGCGAGCCGTGAGCAATCGTTATTTTTCAGGCTATGTAGGGATGTCGGAATTATTGAACGCATGGCGCGCGCTCTAGGTGGCAAGGAAACGATATTTTTGTTCGCCTTTTCTTTTTTGGCTGTAGAGAAGGCGAAGATCATTATTCTTTAGAATCAACAAGTTAGCGATACCTGGCCTCCAGCGATTATTACCCGGATAGAATCATATTTTACCCGGATAAAAACCCCGCGGAGGGGCCGGCTCGGCTTTTTCCATTCCCTATAGGCCAACTTCGCAACATATGCGCCAATTACTGTTCCCTGCCCCGTAATAAATACCGACCCGTATGGCCCCAAAAACACCCCATTTTTATTAATTTCACTTCTTTATAAGTCAACTTCGCAGCATATGTGGGAAATTCAATACTCCAGAAGAAGAACCAATTATTAATTTTCCGTGTTCTATAGGCCAACTTCGCAAGGTATTCTGAAATTTAGAAAGTAAGGAAAGTGTGGATTTTAGGCCCCCAGTACTAAAGTTTTTTTATGGCTGGCGTATACCTAGCGTATTGAAGCCGTACAAATAACACACAGTTTCCGCAGATTACATGGTACTAGTGACGTTTGTTTTCAATAGGTTGTAAAGCTTTTCGCTTACCCCAGAGAGATTAGAATACCCC